GCGCGAAGAATCTCGCCGTGCGTTGGCTCAGTCACCGCTTGCGGGAGGCAATGCCACGCAGTGCGCCGAGGATTAGCTGGGTCCAGCTGTTAGCGCGAACGCCAGGCACGATTGCCAGCAGTTCAGAGCCCGCCAGCAGCGCTATGGCAATGCTGGTGATGTCTTCTGGTGTGGGTGCCATAGCTGCAAACTGGTCGCATCAGCAGTCTAGCGACTGCGATTCTGGCGCCATCAGTCATGCGCCTTGATCATCACGTAGCCAGCGGTGACGCCTGAACCGGCGGTGCTCACCCTGACGCGCATCAGCGCAGCGTTGATGTCCTGCACCGTCAGCTGCACCGTGGAGCTGGCCACAGCGGTGAGCGGGGTGCCGATTGCGTACCAGCTGGCGCCGTTGTCGTCGCTGCCCTCCATCTGGAGCGCTGGTGCCGTGGTGGTGATTGCGCCGACGTTGACCACCAACTGAGCGCGGTTGCCTGCGTCCCTGGTGTCCAAGCTTGGCGTTGTGCTGTTGAGCGTGGTGAGCACGATGCTGCGATCAATCAGCTGGCGCACGGCTTCGGAGCTGTTGCTGTTCTGCAGGCGGTTGATCGCCCTGGTGAAGCTCGGGCTGGTGCCAGCGACGGTCTGCACATAACGGACGCGGTTGCCAACAATCCTGATCAGCGGTGAGCGGTAGATGCCCGTGCCGGTAATCCTCGGGAAGTCGTAGACCTTGAACCAGTTGGTGCCGCTGTCGTCGGATTCCTCGATGGCCACATCCAGCGTTGGCGTGGTGCCGCTGACTGCAGTGACCGGGATGCTGACGCTGTAGCTGGTGCCAAACGTCGGTGTGAATGCCGCCGTGGTTGTGGTGGTCGCCAGCGCAGCGGAGGCCACATCCGCGATGATGCCCGGCAGCGCCAGGTTGGCAGCGGTGACGGCTGCGACGGTGCCGGTGCCGATGTTGGCGGTGACGGTGCCGCTCACCGGCTGCGTGCCCAACGCACCGCCCAGCACCTGCACCGGCAGCGCATGGCTACCAACAGGATCGCTACTCGCTACTCGAATCTTCTGCCGTCCCTGATCCTCAATCTGAATAAATCTGGTCGTCAGTGTGGTGGTACTGGCCGGCGCAGTGCTGCCGTTCTGCACCACGATGAACAGATACAACTCCGTCTCAGGATCAGGAACGTTCTCGATCCTGCTGGCTCGGTTTGTCCATTGATAGCCGGTGTTGCTGGCCACCAGCGCATCAGAAAATCCGGCCGTGAATACGTCCAAGTTGATCTGCCCGACATGGCCTGCCGATGCAGTGGTGTTGATCGTGGCGGTGGTGTTGCCGCTGTTCCAGCCGCGGCGCTGTGCGTCGAAGCTGGCATTGGTCGCAGTGGTGCCGCTGTACTCCAACTGGATGTAGTTCCAGCCGTACAGGGTCAGGGTGCCGCTACCGGATGCCGGCCATGCTGCAACGGTGAAGTTAATTGTGAGCCCTGAGACGCTGGCAATGGCATAGCGGCCTGGGATGCCAGCGGCGCCAGTGATTTGCGACAGTCGGACGCTCTGGCCGACATTGGCCGCTGTGAACGGGTTGGTGGTTGGGAAAGTGACCGTGACGCTGGTGGCGCTGTTGATTGTGTAGGACAGCGCCGCACCAATCAAATCAGCCAGCTCGTATCTGAATGTCTGGTTGGCGATCCTCTGAGACAGGATCACCTTCAGGCGTGCCAGCAATGAGCCTGAGAACGTATCAATCGAGCGGATCACCGTTTCGCTGTTGGCGGTGGTGCCGGTCGTGATGACAAGGTTCCCGCTCGACTGGTTCACCGTCATGCCGCTGCCCGTCTGCAGCAGGGTGAAATCCTCAGCCGCTTTGCCGACGATCCCGCTGCCAACTTCAGCAAAGCCCGCACGCATGAATGCTGGGCTGGTGTTGATCACCTCTACAGGCGTGGCCCGCAGCTCGGTGTCTGTCAGCCCGCCACCGCCAGCCGGCAATACCACCGGCAGCCGGCCGCTGTCCAGCGCTGGAAGCTTCCCGTTCACTGCTGCCAGCGTCGTCTCTGTTGCAGCGCCAGTCGGGAGCGGTAGGGCGCTGGCGCTCACCGGCTGCGTGGCCTGCCAGAAGGTGCCAGACACCGGCACCGCTGTGGCTCGCAGCTCGGTGTCGGTCAGCGGGCCAGAGACTGCAGCAGTGCCTGTGATTGACACGCTGCCGCTGATCGGTTGCGTCGCCTGAAAGAAGGTGCCACTAACCGGAACCGCCGCAGCTCGCAGCTGTGTATCAGTCAGCGGGCCGGATACCGGCTGCGTGGCCTGCCAAAATGTGCCCGACACAGGCACGGCGGTGGCGCGGAGCTGCGTGTCCGTGAGCGGGCCGGTTACGGCTGGTGTACCGCTGATTGACACGCTGCCGCTAACCGGCACGGTTTGGTCGTTGGCGATGTTGACGGAGATGCTGTTGGCGGTGGACTTTGCGCCAGTGCGGGCCTCCAGCCAGGTCTTGATTGCGGCAACTGTGGCGTCGAGTGCGAGCGCCCCAAAAGCGTTACGAAGTGCCATTAGATGCCGTCCTCAATCCAAAGTGTAAGATCACCACCAGATGTGTCCCACCAGGCGTATTTCGTTGCGCCGCCTAGTTCGCCGCTGGTGGGTTGCGTTGCTTGGATGAAAGTGGGGCTGCCGGTGCTGCTGCCGGATGGTCCGGCCGGTCCTTGCGGTCCTGTTGTGGTAGTTGTAATTACCGTGGTCGCAGGTACAGACACGGCAACGGTTGTGTTATCTCCCGTCGTTACATTTACGGTATTTGTGGACTCACTTACATTGACGGAGATCATGCTGTGTATCCCTCTTTCACGAAAATAATACCTTCTAGGTAATACTCCTTGAGGCCGCTGGGATTTGTGAGCAATACGTCGTAGTAGGCGGTGCTAGGGAATGTAGCAGTCTGATCGTCTGTAAGCGACAGCGCAATAGTGCCCGTAGTTCTATTGGTGTAGCTTACGCTGAAATCAGCGTATTTTGTGGTGCGAGATTCGTCCCATGCTTGTGCGGCAACAGTCCAGCTTGTTAGGTTAATGGGCGTATTGGTGTCGCTATTGAACTGGAGCGTAACGCTATAGTCCGCCCTGCGCTGCAGGGTGATGTTGTAGAGTCCGGGAGAGATCGCCATAGATCCAGTTTAGGGACTAGACGCCGTACCACCGGCCATGGTAACCGTGACTATAGAGGCTAGGCCGGAAGATGCTGCGGCGACCACAGCTGGCACGCTGATTAGGCTGATTGTGACGTTGACGTACTCGGCGGTTAAATGGTCTTCCTGCGGCTGTGCAGCGTAGCGCCAGTGCGTAGAGGTTGGCACCAGATCGGTGAAACTGGTGTGGCCAACCCAGGCTTCAGTGCTGAGCGGGAAGGCGATGTAGCCGCCCTGTTGCTCGCGGTAGTGATCACGCAGCAGCTTGGCCTGAGCCTGCGTCAGTGCAGCAAAGCTCAGTTCAAGGATGTGGCTGTAGGCGGTGGTGCCATGCCGGAAGCGGATGCTGCCACCACCGAAGCCCTTCTCCTCGGTGACGGGAAAGGTGCCCATGCTGTAGCGGCGTGTGGCCGGCTCCAGCGCCGGGAAGGTGGCCATCAGTTCTGCAGCGTGATGACGCTGCTGCCCAGGCTGAATGTTGCAGAGCTGCTCGAAACATCAGCGCCAAAGTCCACATAGCAGACCAGTTCATCGCTAGATGCCGTGCCGCCGCGTGATTTGTAGATCACAGCAGCCCTGGCGGTGATGGTGCTGCTGGCCCAGTTCACAGCCGCAAAGCTGAGGGTGACGCGATCGTTGGCGGTGTCCTTGGTGACGGTGCAGGCGCTGGTGACGCCGCCAGCGGTGTAGCCGGTGCCGCTGACTTCGTTGGTGACATCATCACGCTTGTCGTGCGTGTCTTTGTTCGGACTGTAGGCCGATGAGACCAGCATCACCTTGAAGGTATCGGTGTCCGCGTCGATGGCACCACGAGCCATGTCATCAACGAATGAGTTGTAGATCAGGGAAGCCATAGTTGATGCTCAGATGAATTCATTCTGCCGAGATGGCAGGCGGCTGCGGCCAGGTAATGTCGAACGGGTTGGCAGCATCGGCCAAGTCGCGCAGGGCCTGGCGGTAGGCGGCCCAGCCTTCACGATCAGCGCCTAGGTCGTAGTCAGCAATCTGCGTCCAGTCGCTTGCCTTGAGCAGCTCGATGCGCTGATCGCGGACCTTGGCGTGCTGCATTTGCAGCTCGTTGAAGCTGTAGGGGCGCACCACAAAGGCGCTGCCGTCCCAGTCGATCGTCTCCAGCTTCGGGTTGCACTCGGGGCGCTCGTAAGGGCCGCTGTAACCGGCACGCTCCAGCTCGTCAGGCGTGAAGGTGCTGTTGTCGGTGCGGGTGCTGCCGTCCGCAAAGCGGATGCGATGCGGCAGGGGCGCTGGGATGGATTGGCGGTGGGAGTAGAGCATGACTAAATGGCCACCTTGGCGCTGGAATAAGCGAAACCACCTATAGAAGTTAAAGTTCCAACTGTTACTGTGGCAACGTAGCCGTAACTTGTGTTGTCAGCCGAGCTTTGTAGGTCAAAAGATTCGGGAAATCTACTTGCACCGTAGAGGCAAAAGATCTTTATGTGGCTCACGGTTTTAGTTGAGCCGAGATCCAGTGTGATTGTCGCCGTTGACCGTATGCTGCTCCAGCTTTGAACGTACGAACGGGTGGCTGTGCTTGTAATGCCATCAACAAGATAACTATTTTGACCGGCATCCCATGTGATGTTGCTTGTGCATGTAATTCCGGTATGCAGAGTGTTGCCGTCGTAAACTTCAATCTCGCCAAAGTCTAAAGTATCACTATCAAGTGCCGTGTTGGCAAAATTTGCTAACCGAAAGTACCTTGCTGTGTATGCCCCAGGAAAAGGCCAAATCCCCGCCCTTTGTGCCACGCTCTGCTCATTCTGAAACCACAGTCCCGATGCCGAGCTGGTTGTAGGCGTCCGCCTGACGCCCATTAAGCCACCGTTAAAGCCAAGCATCAGCTGATGTCCTCATAGGAGATGACCAGCTCCAGGTCGCCAGTGGCGCTGGCCTGTGCGCGGAGGCTGTGGCCTTCCTCCAAGTAGATGTAAGCCTCGCGTGTCACGAGCACCTGCGTAGCGTCAGCCGGTACGGCGATGGTCTTGCCGATCGCAAACCCCGTCGTGCCGTTGTAGTGCTCCAGGCTGATGTCGGCTGCTGCGGTGCCGTCCACGTTGGCGCAGTACACCGAATTGATTTTCAGCACCTTGCCGCTGCTGGAGCCATTGCTCAGCGCTGCAGCCATTGAGGTGGTGACGGCGTAGCCCACGGTCTTGCCGGTGACCGTCGTGACGGAGCTGCCGCTCTTGATATTGGGGGCTGCCATAACGTCAAGACTGCAAACGTCTAATCAGTGTGCTTCCAGCTTAGCGATAGCTAGGTGGCATCTTCAAATAGCAGCGGAGAGCTTTCGGGCAAGGCTTGCCACGTC